TTCGACATTACACCTGACAAGATTGAATATATTACAGTTAAAGGTATGCTTAAACTAGACGAAGTGTTTAAGTGGACTACATTGATTGTAGAGTTTTACTTCGGAGCACAACTAGCAAAAGGATAAGAGATATGACTTATAGGGACTTAATAAATGAAGTACTAATCAGGTTGAGGGAAGAGACCATCTCTACAGATTGGTCAGGAAACATCAATGATTCATCTACAGTAACTGATTATCAAAAGGTTATTGGTTCTCTGGTTAATGATTCTAAAAGGAATGTAGAGGCACAACACGATTGGCTCACTCTAAGAGAGACATTCACTATTTCTACTGTATCAGGAACAATGCAATATATCCTGGGAGATACTAACTCAGGAGCAGGGACTAGTTTTAAAGTATTAGATGTAATTAATAGGGACACAGGTAATGTTTTAAACCAAGCTAATAATGAATGGATAAATAAAAAGTCCTTCCCTTCCGCTAATATAGCAGTAGGTGAGCCAACTCATTATGGTTTTAATGGTAGTTCTTCTGTAGTAAGCACTAGAGAAAATGATATGAATATAGATTTATATCCAGTACCTAATTCAGCTCAAGATATAAACATAAATATAGTCAAGAGACAAGATACTCTAAAAGCTGCTACTGATATAATAAGAGTTCCTTCTCAGGTAGTTATGTTAGGAGCTTGGGCTAGAGCCATTTCAGAGAGGGGTGAGGATGGAGGTACTAATACTAGTATAGCCGCAGCTGAAGTTGCTGATGCTCTAAACTTAGCTATTATGTTAGATAGTGGAAATACTGAATATGAAAATGATTGGTACATAGGATAATGAGTAGTCAACTTACATATAGACCTCTAGATAATGTAGGTATAAATGGGTTAAACACTCAGTCTAATCCCGCATCTCTAGATGCTAGTTGGTTGACAGATGCTTCTAATATAGTACTTAGGGAGTCAGGTAGAATTTCCTTCAGGAAAGGATTAAAACAAAATGTATTAGCTACGAGTGCAAAGATTGGTTCTATGATAGAACATAAGTATGGTTCTACCACTAAAGTATTTGCTGGTGTAGGTACTGATGTATATACTGTAGATTTCACTAGTCCTAGTACTCCTTGGACTTCTGCTTTTGCTACTGGAGGTACTGCATCTGATTGGCAATTCATTAATTTTAATGGTAATGTAATAGGCGTACAGGAAGGTCACGAACCTATATCTTATAGGAGTGGAGACACTACACCTTGGGAGTCATTAGAGACTAAACATACAAATAACCATACACAAGGTAGTGCAGTATTTGAGCCTCTAGGAGTAACTACTTTTGACCCTAGTTGTGCTATGGGTTACTACGGTAGAATATGGGCAGGTGGTGTCTCTGAAGATAAAGGTGTTATGTATTATTCTGACCTCTTGGTAGACTATGAGTGGAGAGATGATGAGGCGGGTTTTATAGATTTAAGTACTGTATGGGGAACAGATGAGATTGTAGCTATAGCTCCTTTCTTCGGTAAATTAGTTATCTTCGGTAAGAGGAACATAGCTATATATAATAATCCTGATGACTTAACTGCCATACACCTAGATGAAGTAATTAGAGGTATAGGTTGTTCTTCCAGAGATACAGTACAGGCTGTAGGTGATGATTTGTTATTCTTATCTGATACTGGTCTTAGGTCTTTAGGTAGGACTACTCAAGTAGATAAAGTACCACTAGTTGATTATTCAGTCAATATTAAGGATACTCTAATTAGACACGTAGCTAGAGATTCCACATCTAAAGCTATATACATAGAGAATGAAGGAGTATATCTATTGACCTTCCCCTTAATTAATGTTACTTATGCTTTTGATATGAAACATATTACCCCTAATAATGCCCCTAGAGTTACTACTTGGACTTTCGATGGAGATAGGAAACCTTCTAGTCTTTCTTATACGGATAGTAAAGGTTTATTGATTGGGCAGGACGGTGGTTCTATATCTACCTATGAAGGTTATTTTGATACGGAGTACGTCAGTTCTTCCTCCACTACTAATTATTCTTATACAGGTTCATTCAAGACAATATGGATAGACTTAGGAGAGTCAGTAGTATCTTCTCTATTGAAGAAGTTAAAGGCTGTTATTGAGGGTGGTTCAGGAACTACAGTGGGAGTTAAATGGTATAAAGACTTCAGTGTTATTCCTTCTAAGACGCACTCCTTCTTATTAAATCCTACTGCGTCAGGTTATTCTTATCTATTTGGTGGTGTCGTATCTTTATTCGGTGCTGCTAAATATGCTCCTTCTTATTCACTTAAGGAGTATAACATACCTTTAACAGGAAGTGCTAAGTTTCTTCAATTAGAAATGAGTGCTGAAACAAACGGTTCTGTAGCATCACTACAGGATATGACTTTATTATTTAAACAAGGAAAGATACGATGAGTAATTATACAATAGCAGTTGCTTGGTCGGGTAAGGATGCTTTATCGGATTCTAACCCAGCTAAGGTAATATCAGGTTCAGATTTTAATACTGAATTTACAGCAGTACAATCGGCAGTAAACACAAAGGCAGATTTAAATGGTTCAGCTACCGAAGCATTCAGTGCTACTACAGCACCAGCGAGTACCAATACAACACAGGTAGCTACAACAGCTTTTGTAATAGATGCTACCTCTAAATCCACTATGGCAGATATTGTCTATCCAGTAGGTTCTATATTTACAACTACTACAGCTTACGCAGATTCAGCAGCTGTAGTGACAGTAATAGGAGGAACTACTTGGACAGCCTTCGGTGCAGGTAAAGTTCTAGTAGGTGTAGATTCTACTGATACAGACTTCGATACAGTAGAGGAAACAGGTGGACAAAAAGATGCTGTATTGGAAGCACATACCCACACTACTGAATTAGAAAAAGGTTCTTGGGATGAAAACCCTGACAACGGAAATAATAATTCGTGGGGTCCGATTTTATATAGTAATGGTCCTAACCAACACGACCAAGTAAGTAACTCAACAGGTGATGTGTTGACGGGTAATGAGAACTTACAACCTTACATCACTGTATATATGTGGAAGAGGACAGCATAATGTGGGATGAATTATCGAACAGACAAGCAGGTGGTGACAATCCTTATGGTTTTACTGGAGGTGGTGGAGGTAGAGCAATAACTCCTTGGTACAATAACACCACAGGACAGCAGTGGAATGCTCCGAGCACAGGATTCATAGCCCCATCTAATGATTGGACTCAAGGAAGTAGTGCTTTAGGTTCATTACCTACAGGAGGTGCTAACCCTAACTCACAAATGTGGGCGAATGCTACCGACCAACAGATAAGGAATCAGCTTACCTTTGGTAATATAGAAGGTACAGGTATGGCGAATTTCGGAATGTATGGTCCTGAAGAAATAGCTGCGTTCAGACAGACGCACGGTAACAATCCTATGGTATCTACACAACAGAATCAATGGAATCCTAATATATTTGGAGGGATGCCACCTAGAGGACAGGGATTTGGTGGTCAGTACCCAACGTATAATCCTCAAGCAGGGATTACACCTCGTCCTGGTAATATCTTTCAAGAGCCTGAAGTAGCTCAACAACAACAATCTAGAGGTCCTAGTAAATTTGATTTAGCCCATCAAAAAAGACATAAGGACTATATGGCAGAAATAAGTAAGTATCAATCTGAATTTCCTGGTGCTACAGCTTGGGATTATGATAGGGCTAAAGGTCTATTATCTAATAAAGGTCTAGGTAAGTGGTTAGGGGACGATACAGCGAATAGTATACAGGACTTCGGTAATAAACACTTAGGTGACTTAGGGAAAAGTTTAGCTAATTTTATTCCTGGTCTGGGTTTTTTTAGTAGTGTGTTGGATAGTTTAAAAGGACAGGAGGAAGTAACAGATAAAACGCAGAGTGTAAGCACTCGGTTAGATACGTCAGGAAATAATATATTTAATGCTTATAAACCACGCACTGAAGAATTACCCTCGGCAAAAAATAAGAATTGGTATACGAGTGGTAGATAATATGAATATAAATATAATGGAGAATAGATAATGGGACTAATGGATACGATAGTTGCTGGAGCTACTGGGGGTTCAGGTTCAATGATGCAGAGCCTTATAGGAGCTGCTCTAAATATGACTGGGGCTAATAAACAAGCCTCTGGCACTACACGGGTTACTCAGGAGATGATGGACCTCTTACGAGGAGCTGCTCGTCCTACGTCAGTAACTGGTCCTATGGGAGGTGCTCATTATGATGATGTAGCTAAGATGTATAATATAAACCTCTCTCCTCAAGTAAAAGGTTTATTTAATTCTTATATGGATGATACATATAGGCAGAGAGCTCTGGTCGAAAAATATATGACAGACCCCGAGGCTGCAGCTAAAACTAGGTACGATGAGAATATGGCTGCGATTCTACCGGGGAGACAGAGTGCCACTCAAAACCTCCTCAGTAAGCTACAGACTGGCGGTCTCCTAAGCTCTTCTATGGGTGCAGGTATGGTCTCTGAGCAGGACAGACAAAATCTAATTGCAGATGCTCAACTTATGGCACAGTCTAGGTCAGGAGTGCAGAACACTATAAGCGATTATTTAAATAGGTCTAATTCCTCTGCAAATCAAGCACAAAATCTAGCCTCATCAGCTAACCCTTATGCACAAGCAGGTATGAACCAAGCCTCTTCTAATCTTGCAGCCCTCACAGCAGGAGCACCTTCTATGTTAGGAGCTCAGATAGGAGGAATAGACGCAGCAGCCCAACCTTGGTATAAATTAGGCGATTGGGTAGGAGGTCTAGATAAACGAGAAATACCAGATATTGGGACGCATAACTATGGTGGCGGTTGGTATCCGGGTGCTCAATAATATAATGGAGATAATATAATGGGATTATTTAATTCACGACCAAAACCCCTAACAGCAGCAGAGGGTATGGCTAAAGCAGGACAAATGTTTGGGAGAGCCCTGAGCCCTATAGCTGAGCAATATGGTTATATATCTGAAGAGAATCAGATATTAGATATAATGAAGGGGGTGGATATGTCTAACCCTCAGTCCTTCACTGATACTTTCAATGCTCTATTACAGGTAAATGCAGAGGCAGCTAGTGAGTTTAGGGCACAAGGTATGCCTATACTACAAGCTAATATGACTAGTAGGGGGTTAGACTTAGAACAAGATAAACTACAAGCTGAATCTAATAAATCTTCGGCTACAGCTAAAAACTTTGAGTTGGATAGAGAAGTTAGTAAAATTGTCAAGAAATATGATTTGACTACAGAAGCAGGTATCAAAAATGCTATGGACGAATTAAAAGTGGAGGGATTATCAACTAGACCTTTTTATAAACAATTAAATGATAATTTAGGTACAATATTAAATCCATCATTTACTGCAGAGAATCAAGCAGATAAACAGGAAAGAAAAAGATTAATAGATTTATTTGGTGAGGAGAAAGGAAATAAGAAATTTCTGGACTGGAAACAGAAAAATAAAGAGGATGAACAGGCTGCAGGTTCAAGAGTAGGCATAGGTGTTTCTTTATTCAAGGAAGAAGAGAAGAGAAGAGCAGGTATTGATTCTAAGTTATCAAGTATTAAGTCAGCTATTAATATATACACACAAGCTAAAGCTGGTTCTCCTGCTGCAGCTAAGATAGCAGAGAATATTATTACTAATGTCTTTGACGGTAAGACTAGAGCACAATCGGAAATTGAACGTATCGCTTCTGCAGGTGGCTTAGTAGAAAATATTCCTGATTTCATTAATGATATCTTTAGTGGTGTTAAGACACAAGAACACTATAATGCTTTCCTTAAGGTACTTGATATTTATCAACGAGAACAAGAAAGTGGTTATAATAATCTGACAGACGCAATGATGAGCCTCTCTACTGTGTTTAAACTAGGCTTACCTGAGAGTGTATTTATGAAGAAGAAAGGAAAAGGAATAAGAAAATACAATCCTAAAACTGGTGAGATTGAGTAATGGCTATTAAAGTAGATTTTTACGGAGAGATTATTGAATTTCCTGATGGAACTCCTGACCACGTTATTAATAAGGCTCTTCGGGCAGAAGAAGCTAAAATAGAAGAGTCTAAAATAAGCACAGACCCAGCTACCACTGAACAAGAATTAGAAGATAGTTACGTTCAAGGAAGAGCGAAGATTGGTGTTGGTTCTGGCTTGTCTTTCTTAGAGGCTGTAGGTGAAACTGCTTACGATACATTATCTGAAGGATATGGAGGGCAGACTTGGACTGAGTTTGGTAGTGAGTTCTCCAATAACTTTGAAGAGAACCAGAGGGAACAAGTAGATTTCTTAGCTGATGTTTTTGGTTGGGATAAGCCTGACCTTGAGTTACTCCCTGAAGATGAGCTTCAGCGTATTTTAGGTGCTGGTGCTGAAATGGCTACAGACCCCTTAGTACTCGCTAGTAAATCTAAGTCTCTAATTGAGTTCGGTACTAAAGCAGGTATTCGTTCAGCTGAGTGGTTTGGTATTGGCTCTGCAGCGAGTACTGCAGGTTATACAGCAGCTACTCTAGAAAAACAATTCACAGGAGAAGACACGGGAGTTGCAAGAGCAGCTACGACTCTACTATCTACTATAGCTGCTGCCAAAACTGTTGGTCCTGCTTTCTCTGTATTAGAAGATAAGGCTAACTCTATTGCTCAAAATATGTCTATACTGAAAGGAGGTATTAAATCTAAGATTGATAATGCTTCCCAAGCGTTTGCTTATGCTAATACTAAAGCTATTCTTAGAGAAATAGGTAAGGCTGAAAACAGAGACATAACTAAAATTATGGAGGACTTCAAGCAAATATCTCATTATTTTAATGATGTAGATATTCCTTTCTTTGTTGCTGTGTCTGATAATCCAGTAGTTAAAGGTGAACTGAATAAGTTAGTTAGAAATAATCCAGAAGTGAGAGCTAGGGTTGACAAAGACCTTAAAACTATCGTTGATGCTATCGAAGAGAAAAGTACTGTATTATTTGGGTCTCGGGTAACAGGAGCTAAATTTACTGAGGAAATACCTACATCTACAATTAGACAAGCTCTCACTAATCGCTTATCACGTCTAAAAACATCAGCAACAGCAACTACAGACAAGATTGATGAATTAGGGGCTTCACTACAACCTACTCTTTCGGCAGAACAGAGAGGTAATGAGGTAACTAAATTAATTAGACAGAGAAAAAAAGATGCTATGGAAATAAGGACTCTAGAGTATGCTAGTCTATTAGGTTCTGCTAAAGCCGACAAAGTTAAGATGCCACCAGAAGGTGTCGCTAAAATTTGGAACTATGTTAAATCTACTCAGCTAAATGATTTGTTTGGACAAGGTACTAAACTAGAGAGTCAAATTAGAAATTATTTAAAACCAAAAATTAAAATAGTCAAAAATGCTGATGGGAAAATAACACGAACGACTGTGTATCCTGAGATGACTTTTGCTCAGGTCAACTCTCTTAAGAAGGCTATCAATAAGAAATTATTATCTAATCCTTCTGCTGATGTACGTAATAAACTAGGGGATTTAAAAGTAATATTAGGTAAAGCTAGAGATACTATCCCTGGTCCTTATAATGCAGCCTTAAAACTAGCAGATTATAACTACTACAAACAAATAGGTATTCCTTTTACTAAACAAGGGATTAAAGAACTTTCTAGTAAAAAATATGCATCTCAGATAGCTCCTATAATTGTTAAGGATACAGAATCTCTTCAACACTTCCTAGATGTTGTCGGTAAATCTAAAGGTATTAAAATTGCAGAGAACTCTCTATTATCTGAAATACATAAAAAGGCGATTATTAATGGCGAGGTAAAACCTGCCATCATCAGAAAAATTATGAAGGATAAGGGAGGAATTATTGATATGTTGCCTGGTATGAGAGAAGAGCTAGAGAAGGCTGCTAAGTATCAAGGTTACTTGGCTCTAAGGAGGTCAAATATAGATAAAGTCCTTTTAGAACAGGAACGTAAGATAGGTGAGCATTTCTTAATCAAAGCAGGTGGTGTGGAAGGATATCAGCCTACTAAAGTAGTTAAGAGTATGGTGGAGAGCCGAGAGAAATTAACTAAGATTATGGGAGATATTAACAGATTACCCCCTAAAGTTAAAACACCAGTCTTAAACACACTTAGAAGACAATTTGTTACTCATATTGGAGACCATCCTGAAGGTGCTATGAAATGGTTATCTAATCCTGAGAATAAACACACAGTTGATACTATTATGGGTAAAAACTATCAAAAAGAGTTAAAGGCTTTTGCTAGATTGACAGATAAAATTAAAGCTGTCGACTTAGAAAAAGTAGCTAATGTGCCTGTAGGTGCTGTGTACGATTGGTTTAAGAGACGAGCTAATGTAGACCTGGCTTCTGTAGTTGCAACAGTTAGAAGACCTATTGTTAGTTCTTTCCAAAAAGCAGTTATTCTAGCTTCAAGAGTATGGACAGGAGGAAGAGCAACTAAAGCCTCTAAAAATTTGGAAGAGGCTCTATTTACAGACTTAGAAGGGATACAAAAAATAGCTAAGTTAGAGTCTAAGTACAAAAATCAAATGGACATTATGGGCTTACTGAAGGATTATACAAATATAGTAGGAGAAATAATGCCTACGTTTATATATAGTGGTCTTAAGAATGTAGTGGTTGGGGAAGAGAGTGCACAAGACCTATCAAAACAACAAAAAATTGTTCTAGAAAGTATTAGTTATTAACCAGTGAATAGAAGGAATAAATATGAGCACAGATGAGTGGGATGAATATAAAAAACCTGACCAAGAATTTGAGGATATGGTATGGGTAAAGGATTTTGATGGGAAGAGGTATTATGTCCCAGCTTCATCATATAAGAACACACTCTACTATCTAGGACTTAGACTAGATGGTTTTACAAAGGCGGATAATGATAAATATAAACACATAGGTGCTAAGTCTAGAAGTAATACCCCTACTACAGTAGACCATAGATTACAAGAAGCAGCTAATGCCGAACAGGCGAGACAGAGCGAATATAATGAGCCAGGAAGAGGAGGAGGACCAGCTTATTATACTTCTCCTGGACAGATAGCAGCTTTACAGATTGCCCAAGAGGATAGGGCAAAACAACTTGCTGAAGACCAGTGGAAAAAACAAGATGAGTCTCGGATGATGGACACAAAGGAGAATTATCAGGATAAAGCACTTCTATTGGAACAGAAGAGTAGGGAGTTCGATAAGGCTTTGTTATATGGTAATCAATATAGTGCAGCACAACAAGAAAAGACTTTAAATACTTTAGATGCTTTGGCTGGAGAGAATAGACTAGCTAATGAGTTCTTAGGTCTACAGTCTGCCATACCTACTACACAAGATTCTTTCTTGATGGACAATCACTTCAATAGAAACCTTCCTCGCAACTATCCTCCTGCTACAGTAGACCACAGATTGTTACAGGAAGTTGATGCTGAACAGGTGAGACAGTTAGATGCTCTAATAGCTGCAGATGAAAAAGCTAGATTAAGAGGGGAGAATGTAAGTGGTGGTATGGCTACTGAGTTAGGTTCTAGCGGTGACCCTTTCGAGCAATCTTTGGCACTAATGCGGTCACAGGGTGGGGATGCTCAGTATAGTCCCTCTGCTTATAAGCAAGAGACTAATGCTATATTAAATAAAACCTATAACCCTCCACCACCAACACCTCCAGAACCACCACAACCACAGAACTACTCACCTTGGCAAAGTCTTATGGACATAGGTAGTGGTGCTAAGGATGCATTAAGTGAAGGATATAATTTATTTAAAGGTAATGTTCAGGACTACAGGCAAGATAGAAGTTTTCCTTCAGGGTCTATACCATCTCTACCTAATATATTTGATGCTACTGAATATGTGACAGATAATTTAGCTGGTCCTGTAGATAATTTCCTCAGTGGTTCTTTTCAGGGTATGTCTGATAACTACGCTAATGTAGCAGATAGTGTGTCTGGTATGTGGGGTGACTTTACAGATTGGATGAGTGGTGGGGACGATGAAGGTAAAGTAGCTGAGGAAACAGAAAAAGAAAGAAAAGACGCTTATGTAGAAGAGGTAAGGAAAAGGTACGAAGCGGCAGGTTTTGATTTCGACTACAGCTCTAGAAAACACGCTGAGAGACAGTACGAGAAAGATAAAGCACAGGGTTTATTGTAATGTTTTTTACATCTCTACAGGGTATGTTGAGTGGTGCTCTAAAAGGAAAAAAGAAGCCTAAGAATTTACTGGATGCTTATCTATATGCTGATAGAGACGCTACTAAAAAAGATGCTAAGGATAAAGCCCAAGCAATTATGAAGGCTAAGGATAAAAGTGGTAAATTAATGTATCCTGGTGCTAAAGAAGACTTACTCAAGCATTATTTTATATCTCAAGATATAGAGGATAAATTTAACATACCTATTTCTTTATCTTTAGGTCTAGGTAAGGAAGTTGGAGATAGCCAAAGAGTCCCTTTTTTTAATCCTACTTATGGTAAATTTAAAGGGAGTACAGGATTCTCTATGGATGACTTAGGTTCGGATTGGGCTGGGGCTACAGGTATGTCCTTCGATGAGGCGTATAATAGAGGTATGTTTTCACACACCGAGACCGTACCACAAAATAATGATTGGAGAAAAGATTCTAAATATGGATTTGGTCAAGGCGAGTGGAGAAAAGTTATGGGTAAATTAGGTATGATGAGTCCTTAATGAGACCTCTTCTTCAAGAGAGTAACTATAGCATCATCTACGTGTAAGTAACCTACTTCCTTATCTATCCACATACTCCCTCTGAACTCAGTGTTAGCAGGGAGTTTTTTTGTGTGCCATTTAAAGTCATACTCATCATCAACCTCCATATTGATCGGGTCGAATAGATATATCTTATGTCCTTCTTCAGTGGGCATACTTACTGCATATATAAATTCCAGATCATTCTCTTCAGCATACTTCTTATTCCAATCGTACTTGAGTTTCTCTATCAGAGTATCATCATAATGTTTATTACGACATTTAATCTCTAATATAACTCCATTCTCTGTATCGAAAGCATCGTACCTAGAGAACTTATCATCCATAGGTATGAAGTTATACTCATCCCCTGTGTTCAGTAACCTAATTAAATCTTCTTCAGTCATTTCCATTCTCCTTTTTTAGCCCAACCTTTACCGTTGTTACTCTGAAATACAGGTGTACTCATCTGAAACTTACCTTCTCCACCACAAGCATAACAGCTTATGGGTTTCCTTCTATCTGCCATCTTCCTACTCTCCTTAAAGGATAAGTCACAGTCCTTACATATATACTCATAAATCATCATCTAACTCCCGCCAGTTCTTCCAATATTCTTTCTTGAGTTGTTTCTTCTCTCTTTTACTCTGACCTCTGAGTATGAACTCATCCCTGTGCCACCAAGGTAATACTCTGTTCTTTTTCCTGCTCTCTTGATGAGCCTCCACTAACTTGTCTACCTTCTTCTTAATATCCCAGTAACTCATTTTGACCTCCAATATTTAAGTAATATCTTTAGTATTAGACAATCTGTCTGAAACTTAATCCACCGTTGCTTAAACTTGTTCATTCTATATCTCCATCATCAGTTAAATCAACCATCTCACACACTGCTCCAGTACAAGCGAGTGTTTTCATCCCTTTTGTTGAATCAGTGAGCTCGAAATCTTTGATTCTAGCCCAGTTAACAGCATCAGGCATAGCAGAGGCTGCCTCATTATAGGTCTTTTCATCACAATCTTCATAAGGTGCTTGTTGGTAAGTGTGGTCTGAGTGTGGTAAAAAACTAACACCACTGACCTCATCGAAGTGTTCATATACCCACGCTCCTACCTCTAACCACTCGTGTTCCCTCACACTAATTGTTACTGAAGGTTTGTGTTCACAGTAGTGTCGCTGATACATTAACCATAAC